TTTTTCACCATCACCATCAGCAGCAAATCCTGGGATTGATTCTAGGATTGTAGATACAGTTGGAGAAGTTAAGATGAAGTTTGCACCACCTCTTAAAGTTAACTGGTGAATTTTGTTAGATACTTTTTGCATTTTAGTACCAATAGTTTGGAACCAACCACCTTGTGTGTTGTAGAAACCAGTTGTACCACCTGTTTGTTGAGTAAATCCAGTACCATTCCATACTTGGTTGTTTACTGCACTCCAGTAATCAACTGTATAAGCATTAGCTAGCAACATTTCTTGGATTTCTAAATCAATTTCCATTGAAATATATTGGCTTAAGATACCAGTTAATTCAGCTTCAGCATCTACACTATGATAAGCGTTAAGATCTTGAGCAAATTCCGGTGTCCATTGTGCTTTCAATTTACGTGTTTTAGCAACAATAGCTTCTGATTTTAACTGAACGTTAATTTCTGGGATAGCAATTGTAGTATTACTTTGAGCGTTTGGAAAACCACCATTACCACCGTTACCAGCACCACTACCTGAAGTTGTATCTTCAAAATCACCACGAGATGTTGTTGATGGAGCTACTGAGAAGAATATTGTAGTCGCACCTGAACCACTTGGGGCTGATTGGCCTACACTACCACTAGCTACAATAAATGCTAATTGATTTGCACTACCACTTAATTTAGTAAATTGTGATAAAACATCAACAGAATTAATTGAACCACTAGTTGAACCAGATATAGCAAATGATCTAAGTGCATTAACATCATAAGAAGCTGTTACAGCACCTGTTAAGGTTATTATAACTTTCTTATATGAACCTGTAGCAATAGTTGTATCATAGTTAACATCTATAAGGTTAATAGTTGAACTAGTTACATAATTTTGAGAAGCTGAGAATTGGTTACTTGAGTAACCAAATTGCCCAGCACCATAAAGTGATTCTGAAGCAATATCAGTTACGTTGTTAGATGCGTTAGCACCATATAAAGAACCACCATTAGTAAATGGTTGTACACCAGTACCATATTTGAAATCTAAATAGAATACAAGGCCTGAAGGTAAGTTCATTGGTTGTACACTAACGAATTCTTTAGATGATAATTCACCAAATACTCTACGTACTAACGGTAAAGCTACACCATTCCAAGATTCACCACTATACGTACCAGCACCACCTGCTGCAGTACCTGTAGCTGAAACCTCAGTTACTAATTGTTTTGCCTGATTTTCCAATAGCATAGCCATTGTATTGCTATCAGTTTCGCCTTTAAGACCTTCTAAAAGGCCAGATTTAGCCCACTTAGAGCTAAGTCTTTTTGCGTCATCGAAAATCACCTTTGCTTGATTTGATGATTCGATTAATTGTTGAATGTTCATTGTTTTTTAATTGTTGTTTTGTTTTTATTTAATAATGTTTGCAAGTTTTTGCATACGAGTTATAACTGCATCTGATTCAACAATAGTTTTCTTAGGAGCTGTACCTGCTGCTTTTGAAGCAAATCCTAGAGATTCTCTAATTGATGCTTTAGCTGGTGTAGCTTTTAATGTACTACTTAATGATTCAAATACAATTTTAGCTTCTTTTGGTGTAGTTGCCCTATCAAACGAAGCAATAACTTTTACCTTTTGTGATTCAGTTAAATTCTTAGCTTTAAAGATTTTATTTACATAAAGAAGTTTAGCGTTTAACAAATTTTGTTCGTTAAGTTCTCTACGAAGTGTTTTAATAACATTTACTGCTTCCATTAACTCATCGTTTTCTGGAGTATGTACTGTTTTAAATCCAATTCTATTAGATTCTTTTTCAGCAGCGCCTTTTTTACCAAGTTTACCATTGTCTTTATGGGCTCCTTTTTGTTTAAAATCAGCAAAATTGTTTTTCTTTTTTCTTTTAGCTTCATCTAAATCTTCTTCGTCCATAGCATCTAATTCTGCTAATAATTCTTCTAAATCAATTTCATCTTCAGAACCGGCTTCTTCATCTGGCATGTCTTGATCCATATGCTCTTCTTCACCTGCTTCGTCTGCTGGAGTTTCTTCTTCTTCGGCTTCAATTTCTTGAGTAACGATAGATTTGATAAGATCTTTTAGATCTTCAACTGACATATCAGAAACACTTTCTTCTTCAGATTCTTCTTTTTCTTTTTTAGCTTCGTTTAGACCTTCTTCGTCTTCTAATTCAGCTAAAATTTCAGATAAATCAAAATCTTCTTCTAAACCTTCTTCTTCAGAACCATAGTTTTCACTAACATCATTGTTGATTCTGTTAAAACCAAACTGATCTGTAGCGAATCCTTCTTCCATGTCTTCTTCATCCATGTAACTACCCATTGCTTCTTCTTCAACGTCTCCTTCCATTTCTTGCAACTTTGCTGAAAGCATAGATTGGATACGAGGTGTTAAAGCTTCTTCTAGGGCTGCTTTTGCGTTTGCTAACGCTGCTTCACGAACGGCTTTTGCGTCGGCGATAGCTTCTTTAAATAGCTCTTTGTTTGTGCTCATTGTGTTTTCTCCTTAAATTTGTTTTTCGGAAATAAGATTATTAGGAATCTTAATAGTGGGATTTTATAAATTACCAAAGCCACATGGGGATAGAGTGACTTATTGTAGGCGGTCATAAATATATTTAAATATTAGAAGCCGCGAATTGTTTTTATTTATTCCAATACTTTTTACGAGCTTCGCGCATTTTTTGCTTAGCTTCTTCAGACATTTTTCGTCCTTTATTACTTTGTCCTATTTTTTGTTTAGTTTCATCAGATAATTTAGCACCTAAACGTATAGGAGATATTAACTTCATTGCTTCACTCTTTTTTCGTTTACATTCTTCTGATAAGGGTTTACCTACTTTTTTATATGTAGTTGTTTGCCACCATTGTTTAAAATGTTCACTACGTTTTGCTCGTAACTCATCTGTATAATGAGTTAATCCATGGTTATGTTTAGTAGCGTTATAAAATAATGGATTTTTATCAACATTAAAATATTCTAACCAATATGTTTCCATATCGTTCATATACTCTATAGGACCTTCCCATAGTATTTCTTTTTCAAAGCTTTCTTTACCGTATTTTTGGATTGCTTGTTTAATATTAACTCCGCTTCCTAAGTAATGAGGATTATTTTTAGAGTCTTTACCTATGTATTTTTTACCATTTAAAATATTATGAGTACAATATATTATTGCCATATTTATTACCGATTTTATTGTTTTAGTCGATAATAAATATTAAATAAAGAGAGCCTTCTTACGAAGGCTCCTTATTATTAGTTATGTTTAATTGTTTAACAAAGAGGACAAACACCTGTTTGTGAGCATATTATTTCAGTTAATAATGAATTTATTTTACTATAATCTTTAGTTGGTTGTGCTTGTTTACCTTCAGACAGTTTCATATAAGCACCTGGTGTTGAAGGTACAGATACTAAATCCCAACATAATAACTCAAAATCATCTTGTACTTCAACCGTTTCACCAATTTGTTTAACTGAACCCATACCACGAGATGATATACCTAATGGTATTCCTGCTGATATGATTTCTTGAGCAATTTTGCCTGATGGTGTGTTTAGTATTTCTAATTCACCCATTAAATCATTATTTTCCCACCATATTCTTTTAATATTATGAGACGTATTATTCAAGTTTACTACCATAGATTCGGGATGGTCTAGTTCGCCTAATGCTGTATTTGATTTAATAGGACCATCAGCATATTTTTTTGCTTCACGTTCTAATATTTCTTTACTATATATACGTCCATTACCGTTTTTTACTTCGGCTTCTTGTAGTTTGCCTTTTACACGCATTCTTCCACCACCTATCTTACCTTCAATTAATGAAAGTTTAGATATATGAAATGGAGTATGATCTATAAGTAATTGTTTTTCCATATTTATGCTTTAAAAACTTGAAAATTAGCTTCTTTAGGGATAATAACAGTTTCTCCTTTCTTAGTAGTAAATACTCTAGGGTGAGTAAATTTTACATTAGAATATGTAGTACCATCTTGTAATCTAACATTAAATAAAGATTCAGTATCTACATTTTCATCCATTTCACCCGCAGTATAAGACATATTATCTCTACCATCAAATATTTCGTTAATTTCACGTTGTAATTGTTCTTTACGTGTTTCTTCAGCCATTTGACCTTTGATAGGAAAATCAGATACTTTTTCTAATCCATCTATATCAATAGTATAACCACTGTTATTTACAATATAGATAGCTTTTATTTTAGTTTGTTGTTCTATAAAGCCATTTATTTTAATTTTTTTCCCGTTGTCAATAGCAATAGCTTCTTCATTTTTTTGAAAAGTAACTCCATCTTCATTAGTAGCTTTTACAATTTGTCCTTTGCTATCTCTAACTACTTTATACTTATTTGGATCAGCTGGACTGTTCATGAAATGAGCCTCTTTTACATTAACTTTTTTGCTTTTTTCACCAGTAGCATCCATTTTTTGAAGACCACGAATTGATTGAGCTACAAGTGACATTAATTCAACTTTACCAATTTTATTTGGATGTTTTTCTTTATGTACTTTATTAGAAGATACTTTAACTTTTTCTACATCTTTAATTGGTTTCATACCTCTTTCTTTGTCTATATAATTTTCTTTATCAATTGGTTTCATTTGGTGACTTTCTGGCCTGCCATCTCCTTTACCACCAATTGTTGTTGGTTTAAAATCAAATATACCAGATAATTGATAGTGTGTATAGTAGTTAGGATCTTTCTTAAGATTCTTGATTACTTTAGCTACAACTTTTTTATATTCTTCATATGGATTTTGTTCATGTTCCATTTTAATACCTTTAGTTAATTCTTGACGGTTAACGTGTGTATCTTCAGAAAATCCTTTATACATTGAAGCACCGTCTTGTCCGTATGCTCCTGTTTTTTTATTTTGTTTTGCTTCTTTTAAATAAGCATTAGCACCATTTGGTTTAATACTATTTGGATCAACATGAATCATATTTGTATGTGAATCAACACTTACTACTTCACCATTATATTCATTTTGTTCTTGATCATATAATTTAGCAATATCACCTACTTTACTTGCACTTTGAGGATCAATATTAACAGTTTTACCTTGATAATCATATGAGTCTTCCGAACCATTCATAGAAGAGGCTTCATCTAATGAAACATTTTTTAGTTTTTGTTCTATTTTTTCTAAAGCATATACTTTATCAGGATGGTTTGATGCACTAATAAGTTGTTTAGCTTTTTCTAGTTTTTCTTTGTTACCATCAAAATCACCATCAAAAGTACCTTCTACTGCATCGCTAACAGTCATAGTTAATTCTTGATTTGGATTTTCACCTTCAAAAAAGCCCATGGTGTATCCATCTCTATGAAATTCACTATTATCAGCAGTAATACTATCAATAACTTTTTTAAGTTTATCTGCAGTTTCAGAAGAGATCTTAACGTCTGCTTCGCTTAAGATACCTTTATTTTTAAGAATACGAACAGAATCTTTAAATGATGTTACATTTGTTACTAAATGAGGCATTGTCATACGTAAACTACGCATAAAATTTGATTGTGACATTCTACCTTCATTTAAATCAATGTATTGTTGTTTTATACTTTTCATAATTATTTATAATTTATCTACCTTGTCCTCTGTATTTTTTAGGTTTAGGATTATGTTTATTGTATGATTTTTTAGCTGAACCACGTTTGCGTGTACCAAAAGAAACCTTATTATTGTTGTTTAATACTTTTGCCATTCTATTTTAATTTTAACCTACCCAAAATAATATAGGAGCACTTGTTGTATCTAATGATGCACTAGTTCCATTAAATTCTATTGTAGTACCAGCTGGTATGAATAAACCTCCTGCACCTAATGCTGTTGTTACTATATCAGTTCCAAACATATCTTTTAAACCCATTATATGGCCAGGAGCTCCTGCACTTCCTCCTACAACGGAACCCGAAGCCATCACTTGCATTTTATAAAATGAACCTGTTATAGATTCTCCATTTTTCTTAATTACTATACTTGGGTAGTATATTCCGTTTACTGATGCCATATTATTGATTTAGATTTTTAATTTTATTATTTAATGTATTTACCATTTCTGATATAGCAGCAACGTTTTTTTGAGTTGCTTTCCAATATTTAACACCTTCTTCACCTTCAGAAAGTTCTTGTTTCATGCGAGATGTATATTCAACAATACGATCAATTTCAGCCAATTTACGTTTTACTTCACGTATTGCTTTATGAAGTTGTTCTGATTTAGTACGAAATTTTACTTCGTTTTTAAATTTACCATATGTTACTTCACTTAGTAATTCTTGTTGTATCATTTTTAATACTATTGATTCGCTCATATTTTCTTTTTTATAGTAATCATCACCTTTAATACTACCACCAGTGTAACCGCTTGCTGCAGTATAACCACTAGCAGCACCATATTGAGATACTTTATCGTAATCGCTTTCTTTGTATATCTTGTATGTTTTTTTCTTACCCCAAATTGCTTTGTAATCTTTTACTTTGGAATCAGATGGCATACCAACAGGTACTTTTTTAAATCCTTCACCTTCAGCAGCTTTAGTAGCAGCATTATCACCTTTTCTTTTACCTTTAAAGGCATTTGGTGTCAAATATGCTCCAGCACCACCAGATGCAGATTCCTCATCTAGTATTTCACGTGTAAGTGATTTAATGTATTCTTTTAATTTATTTGACATCTTTTATTTCAGATATTAATTCATGAAATTGTAATAAAGCAACAATATTATCGTCTTTTACATTTTGATTTTTGTCTAATGGTTTTAATAGATTAGATACTTCATTTATCTTAATTTGAGTAGTTTTATCTGTTATTCCCTTATTCAATCTTAATAATTCAGATCTAATTTCACTAAATTTGGTATTTACAAATTCACGTAATTTAACTGTATTTGAAATATTGTTTATATATTCTTTTAATACTGACTTTTGAGCAACAGACAAATCATTATATTTGTTGTTGAATTTTTCAAGTAATATTTTATATGTTAAGATACGAGTACCTTTATCCATTTTAGCGTATTCTTCTAATACACGGTCTTTTACTTCAGTCTTGTCAATTTCTTTACGAGATATATGTTCAAGTAGAGTTACTTTATTATCTATTATTTGAGAAGGTTCAATGAACTCTAGTGAACTATGTGCTTCAAGTAAACTATATACCGCAGCGTATTGTGGGTAGTGGTTTATTTTTGATTTAAAAAATTCTTCTAAACCATAAGCATCACTAATTTCTTTGATGATATTGTATTTTTCTTTACGAAGAGCAGATTTGTTTAATCTAGAAGATATTTCTAAAGTTGCATTGATTAATGATTCTGCCTTACCTTCTGATAGGACTTTAGTATTAATTAATGCTTGATATATTTTATGTTCTTTTGCTAATTCGTTTTTAGAAAAATATTTTCTAACTATATTAATAGCTGCTGAGTCCTTACCAGATACAGTGTCCGATGCTATTTGGCGAACCAATAGCTCAAATAATATACCAGTATTGCGGAATTTATTGTGTTTGATTTTCATAATGAATAGTATACACTATCTATAAATATGTGATTGTTATATACCCTTAATATTTTTTTCGTCTAATAGGGTTGATTCTTGTTTAGCTTCAAATATGTTTTGTTTATTAGGTTTTGGCATTCCTTTTAATATACCTCTATGTATTAGCGATTCAGCTAATGCTAATGGTGAACCACCTTTTGGTGTACCACTACCTTCGTCAGGAATATTAGCAGTGTATAATGTACTATTTTCTATACTACCTAATCTATCTTTACCTAATGGATCTTTTTGAGTTCCAATAATAGATGCTTTTTCTTCAGGACGACCAACAGGACGTTTTTCATCATACCCTGGAGGGACAGGTCCGTCTACATCCATACCTGCTCTACCTTTACCATATAGTGATGCTAAATCGTGTGGCGTACCATATGATTTACCTGATCTAGCTGGATCATTACCTTCGTTTTCTATTTGGCCTAAACGGAAAGTACGTTTCATATCTTCAATAACTAAATCACGCATTTCATCATATTGATCTTCACTAAACTGGAATACACTGTCGTATATGAAATCAGAAGGTAGTAATTTAGTATCTTGCATATCTTTAGCTAATGCTATTTTTTCCTTCCATAATGCTATTTTTTCTTGTTCATATATAATAGACGGAGTTGTTAATGAAAGTTCGAAATTAGATAATGCAGCTCCATCATATCCCTGTGTATATAAATGCACTAATGCCATTTTATATAATTCAGATAATACAATACGTTGAATACGTTCTACTGTGCGAGCAAAACGAATATCTTCTGCTGCTAGTGTTGCTTTACCAGTTAAATCTTTTTCAAATCCAAAGAATGCTTTAGGTACTTTTAATGCAGCTAACATTTCATCACGTAAGAAATTTACGTCATCAATTGCATTATATTCTAATCCTTTTAATGTATCAATTTTAGTATTACTATTAGCACCACGTTGAGGGATATAAAAATCCTCCATAACGTTCATCATATTATAACGTAAGTTATATTCACCTGTTTGATGATCCATAAGTGGAGTCTTCTTCATCTTATTCTTAAGCTTCTCCATGTAACCATCAACTTCATTTGGAGGTAAATTACCAATATCTACATAGAATACACGTTTTTCTGGGGCACGAGTGATACGATGTAATAGCATCGCATCTTTCATTAATACATACGCTTTATATGTTTTACGAGCTGGTTCAATATATGATCTACCATAAGGAAGATAATTAGCATCTGCTAATAAACGGAAATGGGCAATTTCATAATTTTCAAATTTAATTTTACCATCTCTATCTTTAACACGACTATTGATACCACCAGCTGCTATAACCATTGGATCAATTTTGAAACATACATAAGATGGATTTTGTGGATCCATTCCTTCTTCACGTACCATATCATAAACAGATAATGGTGTTACATTATATATTCCAAATTGTTCTGCTATTTCTAAGTGCAAATAGAAATCACCATATTTACACATATTTCTAACCCACATCCATAGATTAAATTCTATGTTCAATACATCATAAAATAAATTGTATAGAATACGTTGAATATTTTCGTCTGCGCTTCTAATCTGTATTACTTCTTTTGCTTCGTTTTTTAAGGTAGATTCATCAGCAATAATATCTAATGCTGAGGCAATAATAGATTCTGTATCCATTGCTTCGTAATCCGTGTATAATTGAATACGAAGTGTTTGATAGTTCATTGTTGGGTTATAAGGCATATTAGCCCCATAACGGTGTAATTTAGTAAATCTATCTATTAAAGCGTTGGTTTTTACATTACCATAGGCTTGTATTCGGTCTATGTCTATTGTTTTTAGTTGATTACCTCCTACGTTACGTATAATAACGTCCGTACCAAATAATCTTCTTAATCGGGTAAATAAACCTGTACCTTGTTGTTGATCAGCCATTTTGTATTTGTTATATTAATAAATATTTATCACTTTTGTTTCGATTGCCTATTTCATCCTTATACCCAAATTGTTCTGCTATTTCTGTTGTTTTAAATAAAGATTGCATATTAGTATAATGAAAGCATTGTTTTTGTTGTTCTATATCAGCTAAATTAAAACTACTACATGGTTTAATATGATCAATTTCCCATATTTCACCATGGTTACTCCAAGTCATTTCTGGTTTGAATTGAGATTCAAAGTATTGTTTTAAATATTCTATTGAACATCCTATTAATTTTATAGCGCTTTTTGTTTTTACATTTGTTTTTAAAGCACAATATAGTCGACCTCTTAATAAACAAGATAATTTAAAATTAATATCATTATTGTATTTATTTCTCCCATACTTTGCTAATTTATCTCTATTATTATGTCTCCATTCTTTAAAATATATCTTTCTATCATTATTTAATAACCAATAATCTTTATTAGTATCATATTTATGCTTATTATATTTTGATATTTTTTCTCTATTCTTATCATTCCATTTTTTAGCAGATTTATTAAAGTACTCTTGTCCTAATTTCTTACTATTTTTATTATTATATTCATTTTTACATAGTTTGCAAATATTTTCATATCCTGTTTTATTTTTAGTACTCTTATAATATTCAGATATATCTTTTTCTTTTTGACATTTAATACAAGTTTTCATAATTTATCGTTTCCAATAAATA